GCACCTGTCGAGCATATTTAGATGATAGTAATTGGTTTGCAGCTTCGGCGTTGTCGCCACGCTCTAGCGCCGCCAGCATCAGTTTAAATTTTCTCAGCGTCGTGAGGCCCATTTGAAAAGTAACCTCGACCAGCACTGCTGTTCGCGTCATATCCAACTCATCAAACCACGGTAAAGCTGAACGCAGTTCCTCGATTGTTCGATCGATGTCGTTTCTGAGCAGGATCTCGCCTTCAGCTTCGGTGATGCCTNGACCGGTTGAGTCCACGTTGCGGCCCCAACCCAGCGTCCATTTATTTTGACTGCACTGGTAAACTGTCGGCGACCAGCCTTCTTCAACCTTCAGCCTGTCGGCAATCTCGTCAATCGGGTACACCTTCATTTAGGCTTGCGTAAATTGTTAACGATTTTTTCTCCTGACCGTCCCATCACGTAGCCCCCAACTCCGACGGTCAATAACGTCCACAATTCGCTCGGCAAATCGATCGCCAGTGGAATTTGGTCGTTCGTGATAAGGGCAACTGCCAATTCAATAAGTGGCGCGAACAAGAAATTCCAAGCCACAATTGCTGTTATGACAAGCATCAAAATGGGGCGCCACGACGACGCAAGCCAGCTGTCGGATCTCGCCTCTGCAAGAATGACATCCGCTGCGGCTTTCTCAACCGTCGCTGAGTTCATCATCAACTGCATTGATAACTCGCGTTCGATCTCCGCGGCCTTGTCTTTATCTTCCGGCAGGATGCGCTTTACCACGTCGCCAAGTATCGGCGCGAGAACAGGTATCAAAGCTCCAATCAATGTTTTGTTCCTCCGTTGATTTTATCTCTCAATGAAATGTATCTTTCGTCCAGGCGATCCCGGTGACGCTCCAGCTTGGACAACATTTGATCGTTTGCATTCCACAGGCCCGTGACGTTTCGTTCGGCCTGCTCCATTTTTGCCACTAGCGTAACAGTGACCTCAGACTCTTTTTCCAGCCGCCCCACATCTTTCAAAAGCATGTCCAGCTGCTTGGAATTTTCCGCGACCTTGGATTGCAAACGAACAATTGCAATCAAACCGCCAATAGCCGTGAGCGCGAGCGGAATGAGTGTTTTGAGGATTGCGACGTCCATCGACTACGCGCAGGGTTCCCGCTCATGGCGAATAATTTCGCCTATCAACGCAGGGCCAGTGCAGACCATGCCGTTAGGCTGTTCGATTAGGATCGTCATTGATTTTTCGCTGGTGTAAACGTGGGCTAACGCGCCGATCGACATCACTACCGAAAAGCGTAGAGTTTCGCCATGCCTTGCGGCTTCGCTCTTTGCCACCTGCATACTCGGAAAACAAAACATATTCGCGTGCGCTGACTGCATAAAAAAAGCCGCGAAAAACGCGGCCGCTGCAAGCACCTTGAATACGGGCATTAACTCAACTCAGGCCAATCATAAAGAATGCCGGACTTGTTTTGGTCAGCGTCCCAAGAAAGAAACAACGCAGCTACGGCAGCAGTGTCAGCCGCTCCGTCGATGGCGTCTTCCATTTCGGTTGCCTTGGCGCGTATCGCGTCGCGCCACGTTTGAATGTTTGACGGTATTGCAGTGCCTTTGTCAGCTTTGCGAATAATCGCCCAATCGGTTTGCGACAGAAGAGACCCCTGCTGTGCCTTAACTTCATTCTTTAGTGTTGATTTGACACCCAGAACCAGGGTATCGCCGGAGCCGGTATCTGGAAGACTTTTTGCAGTTTTGTTAATTGTCCCATCCGCATTTTGTGACCAAGTATATAGCCGCGAATCTGGCGGAGTTTCCGGTATAACTTCTTTTAGGCCAGCCGCTTTTTTATCATCAACTGTCCAGATGTGCCAGTTAGGTGGATGCTGAACACCATTGCTGTCTGTCCAGCTTTTGCCCTCTTTAATATGTGTTCCATTGTGTTGCCACATTTAGTTACCTCGCTCGTGCTGATTTAAATGGTGACTGCGCCCAAGACATAACCACATAGTCTCCGCCGCTGGCATTTGCTATCGCGTTTGTCGTCCTAATTTTTATTCCGTTGCTGAGAATGTCGATGCCCCGGTCAGAAATACCCGTGTATTCCGCATTAGAGCTATCCCACCGCAAGACTGTTCCGTTTGGGTTTCCGGTATTGCGCTTATCGTCCCAGATAACCCAATCATTCACCGCATCAATTCGTTTGATAACGACGAGCGAGCTTCGATGCCCCAAATGAACCATAGGCCCATCCGCTGAACCGTTGCCCTCGTATTTTGTAAAAAACGAGTACCCCGTAACGCCATGCCAAAAATACCCAATAACGTCGTCGGTAGAAGAAAAGTTGTCATGCTGAAAACCGAAAAGTGACGAAGTAACCGGGCTTTCGCCACTGCTGATGTCACCGTAAGAACCGCTTCCATCGCTGGAATCGCTTGCGTCAACCCAGTACGCTGTTGACTCGGCAGCGCCGGTCATCAGCAACCTTTTTGCGGTATCGGCAAGGTCTTTATGCCAGCAGTCCCAGTTGGTCGTACTGTCTCGCGATTTGGTCATAAAAAATTCGGGGGTGGTCGATAGGCCGTGCTTAATCGCGTAGTTTCCGCTGGTTTGATGCGTCCACGACGCTATCGAAAATCCTGCCGTGGTATTCCGCCGACCGGAACTCGCGACGATATTTCCCGATGCGCTTTCGCTCCACGCGCTGTCAGCTTTCCATTCCCATGAAACATAATTTTCGGACGAGGTGTTGACTTTGTCATCGGCGCCCAGGGCAAAGCCGTCTGAATTGAACGCTGTTACCGTATCTGCGTCGGTGGATTCAGCGCCCGTCGAATCCGTTGACAGAATTTTCGTAACGCCACGGACGGCATCGGTAAGAACATTACTGTCCGCCGCGCTGCGGTTTTTGATCCATACGAGATCAGGTTGCAGGTCTGAATTGCCGCCATTAGTAATCGTCTGCGTGGAACCGTTGCCGGCGTAAAGTTGAGTTAAAAACGCGCTTGAGCTATCGGCAATGGTTGGGTCCGGCAAATTGGCGGTGCTCAGTGCCTTAAAGCCCGTCGGCGGTGTTGCCGCGAACGCTGCCTGCCCAAAGTTAAACGCCATACCACCGGCATTATATTGGCTTGCAGCAAACCGATAATCCTTCCCAGCCGTTATGCTGATCGCGCCTTGCGTCGAACCGTTTTTGTAGAAAGTAATTTCATCATCATCCAAATTTAACGCCATAGCAATTACATCACCATTTGCATAAGAAGCACCGTAACTGCTTTGGCTGTTGTTGCTTTCTTTTACACCGGAATCTACATACGCAAAGCTATTAGCATCGTCGCCAACATGACCGTCAGACCCGGTATAGTTGTCGTTGTCTTCGGGGATAATTCCAATCCGCGCATTGCTGCCTAGGGTGGCATTGCAGGTGACTTCGCAATACCACTTGCCGCTGGTTTGAGCGATTGTAGCCGACGCCATTTTGTGCGTGCTGGTGCTACTGGTGGTGAATTGAAGATTGCCGTTCGACAGTCCGGTTGCATCCTGTTGGATTGGATTAAGAGTACAGTGTTTGTTAGTTGGGCTGTCTGTACCCTGATCCGCCGCAGCCAAGCCACTGCTGGTGAATTCGTTGCCGTTGCCACTGGTATCGTCGCCTAGCGCAGAACTGTCCTGTCCTTTTAGGTAGAAGCCTCTTGTACCAAAGGTTAAACTACTAGCATCTTTTGGGACCCAAACTCCATCGTCATTTGTTTCACCGAAGCTGGCAGGAGTTAGAGCTTGCCCGTCAATGTGATACATCTCGGCAAGATAGCCATCGAAAAAGCGTGTGTTGTTTTCAAAACCAATCTGATGAGCATAGCTTGAATTGTTCCAGCTATCAGTTGCAGTCGCCGAAGCTGGATATGAAGGCGTATTGCTGAAAGATGTAAGCCGGTCACCGTTTACATAAATACGCATCCGGTCAGCCGCAGTCCCGTTGTCTGAATCCCAGACCCAAACAAAATGATACCAAGCTGATGGGTCACGGAAACTTACGTCAACATTTAGTTCGTACCAACTTCCTCCGGTGCGAACAGCAAAATTTATATCCTCCGAAGCTGAACCAGAACCACCGCTTACAAAACGACTAAATGCACGTTTGTTGCTGCCGTCTCCAGCCGACCATATCGTTTTGGTGTTACCATCAATCGCACCACGCTTGACCCACATGGCTATAGTCCATTGTGTGCCGTCTCCGGTTTGACCCGTTGAGCCGGTTAGCTTGGAGCTATCATCGTCATTAAAACGAATCGACTGATCTATCTCATACGTCACGCCAGGATTAGCAAACCATTGTGAGCTTACAGGCATTATGCGAACGCCAGCTGTACGGCACCAAGCTGGATAGAGCCAGCGGCCTTAACAAAGTATGGGATCACATCGACTGCGGATGCCGCCGTGCTAAGAGTAATGCCAGCCCCGCCAGCGGTTTCGTAGTCGGTGCCAAGCGACAAGGTGCGAGAACCAGTGCCATCCTGTATGCAGACGATGACACCGGCCTGACCAACTTGCTCAGTTGATGGGTTGGCTAAGGTGACGTTGCCCGTCAGCGTCAGCACAAAGTTTTGATTTGCCGCAAAATCNAGCGTGACACTTCCTGTATTGCTCGTATCAGTATCGGTTGTTGCCAGCAATGTGCCGGTGATTGAGACACCTGTTGCACTAGTCGCAATCTTAGCAGAATTGTCGTGATACAGCGTGACCGCACCATCGTCGACAAACGTCGCCATTGTTTCGCCGGCGTCTGTGCCACCCAGCAGATCAATCTGGCTGCTGGCGATTTTGAGATTGCCCGTCCCCGCGTCGTTAATATAGGAATGGCTGGCATCGTGATAAATCTGCAAATCGTTAGAGCCGCCAAACTGCGCCTTGGCGTCATCGGGAAAACTTAGGTGGTTACTGTCGTCTAGCGTGACGCCGCTGTTCTGCACCGTCTGACCGTCAGTTCCGTTAAACCGCGCAACAGCGTTGTCGGTCGAACTCCCCGGCCCCGACATCGTGCCGTCTGCGCCAGCGTTGCCCGTCCTGTTGAACTCTACCGCAATCGGATCAGTGTTCGAAAATGAGCCGTTGCTGCTGACATGCGTTACCGCCAGCTTGACGTATCCGCTTGCGTCGGTTGATGCACCGGATACCTTGAAGATTGCAAAGTTTGAAGGCGCTGATTTCTTCGTAATATAAATCTGGCCGCGATCAGCACTGTTCGTGCTGTCATCCCACGTTAAAAGATACGCAGACACATCCGCGCTGTTGGCGTCACTGTCGTCAATGTAGATTGCTGTGGCACTGCCAATCGTGCCGTGGTTCAAGCGCAGCACGCCCGTGCCGGGATCGCTGTCGGTGGTGGTCGTGCTAAACGTATAATCGAGACCAGCTACATCGCCATCGCCAGCCGGTGAGAACTGCACCGATATTTCGGCGCTGTTCGTAATGCTGGTAGACCCGGCAACATACGCAACCGGCACCTTGGTATATCCGCTGGCGTCTGTGACCGTCCCGTTGACTTTGAAGATTACCAGCGGCGACGAACTATTCGGGTTTCCAGCAATCGTTATGAAACCCTTAGACCCGCTGCTGGAATTGTCCCACGATTGCACCCAGGCGCTGATATCGGTCGCGCCGTCGCTGTCGTCTACATACATGAT